CAAAGCAAAATAACTACAGTTATGAAAATTACTATTGCAGGGTATGGCTTTGTAGGCAAAGCACATCGAGAAGTATTAAAAGACAAGCATGACATTACTATTGTAGATCCTGCTTGGCCAGAATACAATAAACCAATTCCGCAAGACACAGATGCAGTTATTGTTTGTGTTTCAACGCCTGAAAGACCTGATGGCAGTTGTGAAATGGAAAATGTTTACGAAGTAATTGAATCATCTCCTGATGTACCTATTCTAATCAAAAGCACAATCTCGGTAGAAGGTTGGGATATGTTGGTAGACACATTTCCTAATCGTATGTTAAACTTCTCTCCAGAGTTTCTTAGGGCAAAAACAGCAGTAGAAGATCTAGCAAAAATGGATCTAATGTTAATCGGTGGTACCAGTACCTGCTTCTGGGGAAATGTGTTTGGAGTAGGCATCGAAATTGCAGAACCTAGAGAACTTATACTTGCTAAGTATGTTCGCAATAGTTTCCTTGCACTAAAGGTTAGTTTCTTTAATCAGATGTATGATCTATGTGATGCATTAGACATCGAATATGACGCTGTAGCACACTATACAACAATGGACGAACGTATAGGAGATAGTCATAGTTTCATCACAGAAGAACGTGGCTTTGGTGGACATTGTTTTCCTAAAGATATAAATGCACTCATAAAAACAGGCCAACGTGATGATGTTGACCTGTCTATTTTAAAAGAAGCAGTTGAATATAATAAACGTATTCGTAAAGATTAACTTTGACTGTTTTCTTTTCCTGAAACGTACATTTCAAGATAGTTACAATAGTTTACCATACTGTGATCTGAAAAGTTATCAATCTTGCCTTGCTTTAACCCCATCCACATTCCACGGAATCGATCTTTAACAAGTTGCCACCCTGTAGGTTTACGAACATTGCCGTATGCATTTAGATAGTGTTGTTCACCGTGATGCTTGTAACCCATAATAGCAAGTGGAACTCTTGTTACAATGTCGTTATTGTTAACCCAACGATGGTGTGTTACACCAAGACTCTTTACATATCCAGGCCAGCCTACTCTTGGTGATCCGTATGTGTAAAGTTCCTGCACAGGTTCTACGTCTGGGTATAAGTGGCAACGACTTGACATAATAGTAGCCATTGCCGCTCCAAGTGAGTGTCCACAGAACCAAATCTTTTTCTTGTCATTGGCTTTACGTTGTAAATCTTCTAGCACCATTGGCCATAGTTCATCTACTTCTGCTTTAAATCCTCTGTGTACTCTTGAAATAGTTTCAGCAATAACAGGAAGGGCATTTGCATCTGCTTTAATATCGTTAAACTCTGTTGGTTCTGTTCCTCTACAAGCAATAACAAGATCCTCTTTATTCATAAAGCGATATGCTTGTGCTCCGTCTTTTTCGTAAAACTCTACTGTAGTAAACCCTAACTTCTTTGCTTGTTTCTTAGCAACATCTATATTAGAATATGCTATTTGCGCCAGTCTAGCAAATAAAAGACTACGCTCTTTAAAATTAAATGCAGAAATACCCATTTTTGCCCTCCTATAATATGTGTATTTATTATATTATGGAGGCAAAAAGAGGGTTGGCACAGGAACAAGGAATCGAACCTCAGTTTACAGTTTTGGAGACTGTCGTGTTACCACTACACCATTCCTGCATTGTTTGGAGCGGGTGAGGAGAATCGAACTCCCATACATGGCTTGGAAGGCCAGTGCATTACCATTATGCTACACCCGCTTTTTATATTGTTTGCTTAGTATACAACCTATTATAATGGCTGTCAACCTATTTGACGACAACAAAGTTATTTAATACACTAAATACAACATAAGGAAAAGAAAATGAGAAAACGTACACGATCAATCCTAGAGGAACTTAGTAGTTTTAGGCAGACTGGTAACAACGACCATCTGATCCAGACCACTGGTAATAATCTTATTGAAAGCAGTATTAATTTGCTTAATCGTATTGCTGAAAGTTATGATACCGAAACGGCTAATGAACTTGAACGCAGGTTTATTAATAGTATCCGAAGTGGCGATCCTCGTAAATTCAAACGTGGCGTTGATAAAATAATTGAATCCAAGGAAAAGAAATGATCTTAAACGAGGGTGGAAACGTTTTTAAGTCACCAGAAGGTGAACCAGCAACACAACGTATTAACAAAGCAGATGTTGAGCCTACACTTAAATGGCTTGAAAAAATTACAGGTCTTGATCATGTAAACAATATGCTCGGTAGTACAGGACTTAAACCAACTAGTGGTGACCTTGATGTTGCTGTTGATAAAGCAAGTGTTGACAAAGACGGACTTGTATCAAAATTAAGTGCATGGGTACAAAAGAATCACCCAGACGATGATACTAAACAATGGATTGCAAAGAGTGGTATAAGTGTACATTTTAAAACTCCTATTAACGGCAATGAGAAACTTGGGTTTGTACAAACTGATTTAATGTTTGGTGATCCTAAGTTTATGCAGTTTGCTTTAAGAGGTGATGAGAAGAGCGAATTTAAAGGACAACATAGAATGATCATGATGGCATCTATTGCAAAAGCATTAGGTTACAAATGGTCTCCGACTAATGGACTAGTTGATAGATTAACAAACAAAGAAGTTACTAAAGACCCTGATGAAGTTGCTAAGATTTTATTAGGTGATGGTTCAAACGCTGGTGATTTAAAAAGTGTTGAAACTATCAATGCAAAAATTAAAAGCGATCCAAACTATGAAGCACTTGTAAAAGATGCTAAAGACTTTTTTGAAAAAGAAGGATTGGTACTACCACAATGAGATTTGACGAAATAAAAATAGTTACAGAAGCGCCAGCACGTATTCAACACGCAGAAGATGAAATATTCTTTAATGGTAGTAAAGGTGCTCTACGTGTTGTTGATGCATTGGCTAGTATGGCTAATGACGAAGGACGTGGTGCTACTACTATTAAGTGGGACGGCTCGCCAGCAGTTATCTTTGGACGCAATGAAGATGGCGACTTTGTGTTTACCGACAAGTCAGGCTTTAGTGCAAAAGGATATGACGGCAAAACTAAATCAGCAGATGATGTTGAAAAAATGTTTTTAAATCGTCCAGGCGCACAAAAGAATCCAGAAGGCTTTGCTCAGTTAGCGGCTAATATGAAAAATGCTTATACTGTTGCTGAGAAGGCTGTTCCTTTATCACACAAAGGATACTTTAAAGGTGATATGTTATATTTTGACACACCGCCTGTTAAAGACGGACGTTACGTTTTTAAACCACAACTTGTAACTTATACAGTTGACGCTAAGAGCGACATTGGTAAGCGTATTGGTGCAAGTAAAGTTGGTGTAGTTATTCATAGAGAAGTAGACGAAGATGGTAGTGAAACACCATTAAAAGATTACGGTATGTTTGAAGGAAATAACTTGTTAGTGTTTCCTCCAATAACACCACAAGAATCACCACAGATTGATACTACAAGAATTGATAAACTTAAAAATCTTGTAACTCAAAATGCAGGTGCTATTGATAGTTTATTAGATAGAAATAAACTAACAGCAATGAAAGTGTCAGACTTTGACAAAATACTTTATACGTATATGAACAGCAAAGTTGACTCGGGATTAACTAATTTAGGTAAAGACTTTATTCAATGGTTAAGCAGTAGTAAAGTTAGTAAGCCTAAACAAGAAAAGATTACTCAATACGTTAAAGAAAACATTAAAGCGTTTTCAGTTATGTGGGAAACTGTTTCAAGTATAATGTCAGTTAAAGATGATATTATTAATCAACTAGAACAGCAAGACACAGACATTAAAGCAAGTATTGGTGATACCCCAGGTGGTGAAGGTTATGTGTTGGCACACCCTGGTGGTGATATTAAACTAGTAAATCGCTCAGGTTTTAGTAAAGCAAACAGAGCAGTAAAAAGGGAGAATACTATGAAAGCAACAGACTTTATCATTGATTCAGATATGGACGATGATTTTGCAGATATGAAGAAACAAATGGATCCAGCAGACAGCGATGACGCTGGTCTTGATCCAGACTTCAAACAAACACCTATGATTGTACAAGTAGGTAAAGTACTTGACTCAAGAGGCAATCCAAATCCAGTTAAGGCTGTAACAACAGACGATGGCAAACAGCATGAAATTAATGCTGAACAAGCCACTGTTATTAAAATGCTATTAACTACAGACAGAGTTAAGCCTGATATTAAACGTCAGTTTACTAAAGATGTACAAAACGCAGATACACTAGGTATGCTACTAGGTGCAGGCGGACAAAAAGAAATGGTCGCCGCATTTTTGAAAAAGTATCAACCACAAAGTGTTGAAAAGAGTAACTACGCATAATGGCAGAAAAGTTTACAGCAATGGAGTGGGCAACCATGGAAGGTGGACACGAACTTCCAGTTACGGAAGAAAAGTTTTCATTCCTTAATGACCTAGCAGAAGCGAGAATGACTCGCAACTCATCTGATCAGGCCAAGTTGTCTTATACAGATTGTTGTGAACGACTATACTTAATTGTATTAAGTTTAGAACTTCTAAGACTATTTCCTAGCACTAGAGGTTATGCGGCAGGCTACGCAAAGAAAACAACATCATATGGTCCATACCAACAGTTTAGAATGGTTGGTACAGATCTATATAACTTTATCTATTTTGTTATAGGTGACGACAAAGCCTTAGCAAAACTTAAAGACCCTGAAAGTGCAAAAGCAGTACGTATGAGAACTAACTTGCCTACAATGGGTTTAAATAGATATTTGAGTGCAGTAGGTAACAACACAGCAATAAGACCTACTGAAACACTTATCCGTTTAGAAGGCGGACTAAACATTACTAACACTGACTACAAAGCAATTAGACGTAATTTGTTTAACTACAACTCCCTTAGCACACAAGAAAAACAAAATACAGTTACACGATTGTTACTTGCTGTTAGAGCAAAACTAAGAAGCAGTGATATTATTGTTTACATTGAAGAACTTGCTCGTACTAAAGATTTAGAAAATGCAAGAATTAAAGACAACGAGCCAACTGTAAGTTTACCTGACTTGGCTACTCCAACCGGTCCTGAGTTACAATATTATAGATACCTAGTTGGTGCAAAAGGTCTAGTAGGAACTAAGAAGTTTTTAGACCAAGCAAAAGACGGCAAGGCTGTACCAGCACCTTACGTTCAAGCATACGCACCTGTAGTTAAAATGGTAGATGATATTGTTAAAGCAGGACCGGGATTTGTTCAAATGCTAAGAGCATTACATAATCGAGCCAAAAAGAGCCGTTAATCCTATATTTTTCCAAAAAAGACTAAATAATAGTAACCACAAAGCATCAAGAGAACGATGCGTGGCCATTAGAGCCGAGTAAGAATAACGTTTATTTTTACTCACATTTATAGGAGAAATAAAATGGCAGGCGTAACAAGAGTAAATGGCTTCGGCCAATATGCACAGGGTACTGTGTATTCAACAGCACAAATTGCGGCGTTCGTAATCGACGCACAAGCGGCATTAACAACTGAAGACGATGGCGCTAACGAAGCAATGGAAGCAATCATCCGCGAAGTAGCACCTTTAATGTACTACTCAGCAGGTTCAGCACAAACAGTTTCTGTAATCGTAGACGGTCACAAAGATGACGCGGCTTCTTTACAGGCTAGAATCCGTGCATTAGGTGACGCAGTTGGTCCAAATAACTTTGACCTTTCAGCGGCTACTGTAACAGCGGCTTCTTCAGTAACTGTTGCTTAATTAATAGTTTAGAAGAAACTATCGAAAAGGGCTCGGATTTATTCGGGCCCTTTTTTTATGACTATAAGTAAGTGTATGAACTTCAAAGTTATTACATTAATTGACATTACCAAAACTGGCCTAACCAAATTTAAGTCTGAGGATAGACAAGCAATTAATCAACAGGCAAATTGGAATACATTTCTACAAGTGTTAGGTATGAGAGCAAACCCATACTTTCAAAATGATCCTGTTTCAGTAGACGCAGATATAGACGGACTAGGGTTTGGTACAAACTTTACAGGTAAGCAACGTATTTGGACTTTTGAGTTTACTGTTGAACAAGAAGGTGCTACAAGTGTTGATGCTCTAAAAGAGGATTTCAATTTAATACCTGTAATTGCTGGGTTAACAGAGACAATCACGATAAATAATAGTGCATTCAGAACTAAAGATAGTGAAGCAACTAACATAGTTTTTATGTTAGCAGATAATATTAGCCTGGATGTATAATAAATAATAGTATAAGGCAAACATTACATCTTAACATAGGTTACAATTATTAGGCCCCTTCCACGATAAACTAAGGAACGGAGAGATAAAGATGGCAAGAGCCACTGACTTAGAAAAAGAAAACTTAGAAGCACACGTTGATTTATGTGCTCAAAGATATGAAGTCCTAGAAGGACGTTTAGCGAAGATCGAAGAAAAGGTCGAGCATCTCCACGAAGATATTACACACGGCAACAAGTCCATGATTAAAGTACTAATTGGTGCAACTGGCACTATCGTAGCAGGACTACTTTCCACTATTGTTGTCATCCTAATGAACGCAAACTAACGTTTAACTGGCATAAATACTGTTATGCTAGTACGAGAAATCACAGAATCATTATCAGAAAAGCAGATTTGGGCAAGATCTGGCAAGAAGGTTGTACGCAAGTTTCGTTGTACAACTGGAAGACGCAAAGGTCGTATTGTTAAAAGCATGGCTCAGTGTTTTGCCGCACCTAATATGAAAGCACGTATTACTATGAAAAAGACTCGTGCAAGAATAGGCGGTAAGATGATGCGTAAAGCACGTAGAACAAAACGTATTAACCCTGCTTCACGCAGAGTACAAGCATTAAATAAAGCATCAAGAGGAAGATAGTATGAAAATTTATGAAGTAGATAGCAACTATGTTTGTTCCGAATGCGGAAATCCAAATTGGCGTTTTGTTTCAGAAGAAAAGCAAAAAGGTGTTGACGGCAAAGTATGCTGGAAAGGCTACAAAAGAATGGGCACCAAAAAGAAAAACGGCAAGACCGTTGATAATTGTGTGAAGATGTAAAATGAGATTTGCTGAACTTACAGAAGGTGTTGTTCAAATTTGGGGGAGAGACAAAGGTAAACTTACTCGTAAGTATCGTTGCACCTCTGGTACACGTAAAGGACGTATTGTTGCAAAACCTAGCACTTGTTCAGCAACTAAAAAAGTTGGAAGTTCGTTAAATATTAAGAGAGCAAAAGCAAGACGCAGTAGTGTAATGAAAGTTAAAACTGCTCGTACTAAGAGAGCAGGCGGTTTAACAAAACGTTTGACTAAAGCGAATAAGCCATTAACACAGAGACGTTATAAAAAGTCTCACTTAAAGAAAAACTTTAGATCTGGAAAAAGGACTAAAAAATAATGAGAGCAAAAGACTTTACTAAGCCAGTAGAAGAAGAAGTAGTAGTAGAAGTGGTTCCTGCTATTGCGGCGGCTGTTGGTCGTGTTGGTGCTTCAATGGGAAGTGCGGCGGCTAAAGCAGGTGCTAAGTTAGGTACTAAAGCAATGGGCAAAGCGGCCAATGTTGCACAAGGCTTAGGGAAACAAGCAGTTAAAGCAATACAAAAATCACAAAATAATATTGCTCAAAGTGTTCTCAAAAAAGGAAATAAATTATCTTTGCCTAAACAAGGAGGGGCAGGCGAAGAAGAATTCGACATTGATGATGTCAAGGGCGATCAAGTTATATTGAAGAATCCAAAACCAGGACCAGGCGAGCCTAATGCATTTGTATACACTAAAAAAGATTTAGATAGTGTAGTAAAACAAAAAGCAGATCAGGCAGTTGGTACACCAGCGGCAAAGAAGGTAGTATAATGAAGATTAAAGAAATCTTTAAAGGTTTTACTATGCAAATGAGTAACGATGAATTTCGAATATTAGAAAGACTACAAAACGTTACTCCTTTAATAGCATTTCCAGAGAATGAACAGTTCATTATTGAAAACCTTATCCGCAAGGCTTTGGTAACTAAAATACGCAATAACGGTATGACTATGGTGATCGCAAATGAAAAACCACGAAATAATTAAAGAACTTAATGCAATCATGGAAAAAGGATTGCAAGAAGTACATTTGCCTTATGCAAAAGGTAAAAGCATTAGAATACGTAATACTGTTATACGCAAGTCGAGAGATGGCTTTTTAGTATTTGATGTTAAAACACATCAAAGGGTAGCAGAAACCTTTAGTAAAAGGGGTGCTATAGCATACGCAAAAGCACGTGAAAAGAACCGTGATCACGACTGCGATCACATATTAAGTTTGGATAATTTGCTATGTAAACACTATATGGATAGCCTGTTTCATAAGAATGTTATCGAAAAAACAGAAGATGAATGGCGTAAAGAAGCAATTATTACACGATTTGAGATTGCTAAGGACAAAACGTTCGATACTATGGACCAGATTGATCACTATATATTTGATGAATAATGATAAATAACATTAAGCGTAAGGAACAAAAACTATGAAATTAAAAGAACTTAGAAAACCATTAACAGCAAAGGCGCTAAATGAGAGCCTTGCTAAGACCTTTGGACAACGTATTGCAATAGAGAAGTTTACTAATGAACAACTCGAAGATGCACGTAATAGATTACGTACACAACTTAGTCAAGTTGAAATGAGTGAAAAGTTTGAATCTGTAAACACTAGCGACACTTATCAGAAAGCAAAAATGTTCCTTGATGTTATTAACGCTGAAATTTCTGAACGTGAAACTAATGAAGCAAAACCAGACTTCCTTGATATGGACAAAGATGGTGACAAAAAAGAGCCTATGAAGAAGGCTATCAAAGATAAAGAATCAGGCAAAGACTCAGGTATGTCAGACAAGCAAAAGAAATACTTTGGCAAGAAAGATGAGTCTGTAGTAAAAGAAGGTGCTGAAGAAGAAGCAACTTTGGTCATGGCCGCTAAGGACATGGTTGACAGAATTACAGGCTGGATGGAAGATACAGCAGAAATGCAAACAGAATCAATGCTAGAACTAGGCGACAAGATTAGAGACGAACTAGGTTCAGAAGTAAGTGAGCAATTTGTTAATACTGTAAAACCAGCACTTGAATCTCTTTACACAACATTCGAAACAACTCGTGATGCACTAACAAGTGGCGTAGCCATTGTAACAGGCGAAGGCGGACCAGAAACTATGCCAGGAGCAGAAGGTGAGGCTCCAGCAGAGGAACCAGCAATGGAACCTACAGTTGATCAAGAAGCCGGTGCTGAAGAACCAGTAGCAGACGAATTTGCCGCAAGTGAACCAGCAACAGGCGGAGAAGAAACGGCAGACAGGGCCAAACGAGAAAGCGTACTAAGAAGCAGAAGATTAGGTCAGTTATTAACTGATTCAAAAAAAAAGGCCTAACGTTATCTGAGGAAGAAGAACCTTCCAAAAACATTCTCATTAAAGTTTTAAGAAACATGATAGGTAGTGCTGACAATCAAGATCAGCCTGCCTATCTATCTTGGGACGCACTAAACCAAATCATGCGTAATATGAAAGCACCACAGTTTGACTTTGATGGTTTCAAAATGATTTATGATGCTAATCCAGATATTCAACCACTTATCAAAAACTTTGACGATAAGGGATTAACACTTGCAACTAAAACAGACTCCGAAGAACCAATGACAGGTGGTGAAGAGCCTGCAGACGGCGAAGTTGACCAAATGGCTCAAAGAGCAACAGATAACGCACTCTCATAATTTACTTGACAACTTGTAACTTTTGTTATATACTATAGCACAAGGAGTAAAGAATGTCAGAAGTTTCAATAGTACCAAATTTGGTATACAAATATCATTATGAACCAGGATTCGACATCGAACAGTTCAAATCCTATATTGATAAAGAAGCAGAACTACATCAGACTGAAGCAGATGGCGGACGTTCATCAGCAGGACATCTAAACCCTCCACACGAATGGGAATGTAACCAAGACTTTATTAGATGGTTATATCCAAAGTTAGAAATTGCTCTACGTGAATGGGACGTTGATTTTTCAGACATTGTTATTACAGGTAGTTGGACTAACCTACATAAACAAGGTGCATGGACTATGCCACACGATCATGGATCGTCAAGTTTGGTAGTAAGCACATACGTTGTTAATCCTCCTAATGGTGGTAATATTGAGTTTGAACAACTATTAAGAGATAAGTGGGTAGCATACAGTCGTATTCCTAAAAGCACTATACACGACTACTGGCGAGAAGTTAGTGTAAAAACAAATGACGTTTTAATCTTCCCTGGATGGCTTACACACCAAACCCAAAAGAATGAAACAGATGAAGATAGAATTGTGTTTACTATTAATCTAGAAGGACGGAACAGAAGTTATTTCCGCATTTAAGGAGTTAAGTTAATGACATTTAAAAAAGTTGGACAGAATATACAAAGAGATTTTAGTATTGATCCTAATTTCCATAGTGCAAATAATCAGTGGATTATTGATGCAAAGTGTCCTTTCTACGAAGAGTTTTTGCCGTTGTTTGAAAATGAAAAGTTTAGAGGCGAAGATGAAAGTGAAATCAAAACAACGTTTAATGGTTACCAATACGATATTACACCTGCTATACTTCCACAGTTTGGCGGTTCAGTAGTACGCTCAGACAAACTAAATCCTGACAGTCCAGAGGTTGCAGGCTTTCCTAGCAGTGAAACACTTAAAGAAACAAAATTTGAACCTTCAGTAGCATCTAACTTTCCGCCAATTGATAAAGAAAAGTTTGACGATATTAATTGGAATAAACTAGGTGAATGGGTTATGAAAAATATCCGTAAATATATGCTACCTATTAAAAGTATTAAAGTAAGTAAGACTTGGTGTGTTGATTATTATGATTACGGATATCAAGCAATACATCATCATGGACCGTTATGTATTAGTATGGTTATGTTTATGGATGACCAACAAGAAGTGTCAGGCACACAGAACGGCATGACTCCTCAGAACGGAATGCTTTATACACTAATGCCACATCCAGATGGTACTATGTTATACAATCAATTTGGTCCGTATCCAGGACGTACTATCTTAATGGATGGCAGAGTATGGCATGGAGTATATCCATGTAAAGCACCTAGAAGAAGTTTTGTTGTTGATTTTGATTTTGAATACTACAAACCAGACGAAGCAATTCCAGGAATGCAAACTCAACTAAATCCGGACACTCCGAATGGATAATAACTACTTTGCTGAAGGACAGTTTTTAATTGAAACTGAATATCATAACTATGAAATTATGCATAGGATTATGATTGATAGTTTTAAAGAAACTGTAACATACCCAGATAGAATACAGCACGACATTGATCTTAATTCGATATCATCTGAATATATTTCCTGGGTGTTAGACAAAGTACAAAACCTAAATATTCCAATAGAATCAATTAAACCAGATCAATCTTGGTATATTGAATACAAACCTTATGGCTACCAAGGCATTCATAATCATACAGGCAAAGAAAATCTAATTAGTACAGTTATGTACTTTGATCATAAAGAACAGGATGAAATGTTCAAACAAGATGGGTGTCTATATACCATGATGGCACACCCGAATACACAAATAGAATTCCACGAATTTCCACCAGCACCTGGCAAAACAATTATCATGAATGGTAATGTTAATCACGGAACTTATCCTTATAAACACAAGAGGCGTTGTTTGGTTATTAATTTTGAAGCAAAGTGGAAACCTGCCCAATAGGATAAATTATGAGTTTAATTACTAATAGATACGATTACCAAGAAATCAAACGACAGCAAGTAGACGGCAAACGATTGTATGCTTGTCCAGACGGCAATGCTGTTGCAAGTGTTACAACTATACTTGATAAAACAAAAGACAAGACACATCTAATTGCTTGGAAGAAACGTGTAGGCGAACAAAAAGCACAAGAGATTGTTACTGAAGCCGCAAGTGTTGGAACACGTATGCACAAATTTTTAGAAGATTATATTGACACAGGTGAATGGGGACACCCAGGAAGTAATCCTTATTCGCAACAAGCACATAAGATGGCTGAGCAAGTTAAAGAAAATGCTATGGTAGATGTAGACGAAATATGGGGTAGTGAAATCAACCTGTATCACCCTCAAATTTACGCAGGAACGACTGATCTTGTAGGAACATACAAAGGCCAGCCGGCTATCATGGACTTTAAACAAACTAACAAACCCAAGAAAAAAGAATGGGTTGAAGATTATTACCTACAACTTGTAGCCTATGCTCTTGCACACAACGAAGTGTATGGCACCGACATTAAAGAAGGCCATGTGTTTATGTGCAGTAGAGACCTACAATACCAGCAGTTTGATCTAACACCAGACGAATTTAAACACTGGGAATCAAAATGGTGGGATAGGGTATATATGTACTATGACCGTTTTGCATAAATACTATGTAAGGAGTATAGCAAAGTGGCAATAGTACAAATATCACGTATTCAAGTCCGTAGAGGACAAAAGAACCAAGGCTCGGGAGTACCGCAATTAGCAGGTGGCGAGTTTGGTTGGGCAGTAGACACAAGAGAACTTTACATTGGTAATGGCTCTGTTTCAGAAGGATCGCCAGCAGTTGGTAATACTAAAGTTATTACTGAACATGACAATCTTTTTAACTTTGCAGACACTTATGAATATAAAGCAGAAATTGATACTATCCAAACAGGACCAACGATTACAAATCCTGTTACACGTTCCTTACAAGAAAGATTAGACGAGTCAGTTAGTGTTAAAAGTTTTGGCGCAACAGGCGACGGGTCAGATCAAACAGTATTTCTTCAAAGAGCAATTGATGAATTATATTTAAACCCAGCAAGTAAAGGTAGTGTACCTAGTAGAATTGCGTTAGTGATTCCAGCAGGAACATATAACCTTTCTTCTCCATTAAGAATTCCACCTAATGCAAACATTATTGGTGAAGGTAGTGAAAAGACTGTTATTGTACAAACAGCAAATGCTCCTATCATGGAAACAGTTAATGAAGCAAGTAGTCCAAACAGTTATGCTCTTGATGCAACAAGTACATTTAATAATCAAGCAAAAAAGATTACAATTAAAGGATTAACACTACTACAACAAACGACTAACACAGGATTAAAATTGCAAAGTTGTCGTAGCAGTCATTTTGAAGATTTAGCAATTAAAGGTATCTGGGAAGCAAACAATGCTCTTGGCGCAGACCAAATTGGCATTAGGTTAAACAGTTTATCGACAAGTGTAAGCACTAACGACAACTATATTAATAATGTTTTAATCGAAGGTTTTGCTTATGGTGTGTTTTCCGACTTTGATGTTGTAGACAATACATTTTCAAATGTCGACTTTGTTACATTAGGTCACGGTGTTGTACTTGGCTTGAATACAATTATTGGATCACAAGGACAACTACATGGTCCACAACGTAACCTTATAACAAATAGTAAATTTAGAGATATTGACCAACACGGTATCCTAGTTAATATTGGTAATTACAATACTAGTTCAAACAATAGTTTTGTAAATGTTGGTAACTTAGGTGGCGCTAATGCAAACGCTATTCATTCAACTATCAAGTTTACAGAAGGTACTGCTCTTTCGAACAGCAGTAACAATGACTTCTTTGATAGAACAAGTGACTTGTCATTTAACCAAACATTAATTTCAGGTTACAAATATACTCCAGACATTGAAGGTCCAGGGGTGTTTGAAAACGGATTTTCTTATAGAATTCCTATTACACAACAGAACAGTTATGTAAGAATTTTAAGAGCATCCGGTGAAGTATCTAAAAATATTGAAGTTGAATACATTTATAAATCAACACACGTGAATGCACTACGTGAAGGTGTCTTGGACATTTTGGTTAACAGAGCAGACGGAACAACAACTACAAGCGACGACTTTACTTTCTTAGGTGATGATACAGTTCGAAATAATCTACAGTTTAGATCTGTTCTTTCGGATGAAGATGGCGATGGTAATACTGATACAATCGTTATCGAAATGATTAACACTACAACTAGTGATACTGGTTCAATCCTTTTTAAAGTAAAATATAAGTCGTAAATGCAAGAAGAAAATTTCGAAACCAAACTCTCCAGTTGGATAAACTTTAGAAAACGTTTAGAAACAAGTGCGACTCCCTTTGAAGATGTGATAAAACATTATAACACACTTAATAAGTGTAAATTAAGTGTTGATCCTTGGGATCAAAAGACTTGGCCTGATCCTTGGGAACTACTTTGCCAAAATAAAATTTGTGACTTTACAAATAGCCTTGGAGTGTGTTATAGTTTACAATTAACTGATAGGTTTTCTCAAAGCAAATTTGAGATACATATCTGTACAGATACAATAAACGATGAGGTAATGTACCCGGTCATTATTGACGATCAATATGTATTATGTTACAAACTAAATGAGGTTTGCCAAAAGACGGATTTACCCTCTAATATTGTTTCACAACGCATATATCCAATGATACCACTACAATAAATACACTACAACATCATAAAGATTAACAGGATTAAATTTAAGGAGAAGATAGATGTCAAACGGCGCAGGTATCCACATTCGTAAGCGTGATGGATCGTTAATGCCACTCGACGTGAATAAAATTCATTTTGTAGTGGAAGAGGCTTGTGAAGGACTTGCTCATGTAAGTAGTTCACAAATTGAAATGAATGCAAATATTCAGTTTTACGATGGTATGAGTACTGCGGAAATTCAAGAAATTTTAATCAAGAGTGCTAACGATCTTATTTCGTTAGACGCACCTAACTATCAATTTGCGGCGGCAAGACTTTTATTATATCCTATCTATAAAGAATCTTTTGGTCAATACAATGCAATCACTTTACAAGAAATGATTAACAAAAATATTGAAAGAGGTGTGTATGATCCTGCTATCCTTGAAAAGTATTCTGAAGATGAAATTAAACAACTTAACAAATACATCAAACACAAACGTGATGAAAACTTTACCTATGCAGGTTTGCGCCAAGTAGTTGACAAGTATCTAGTACAAGATAGAAGTAGTGGTGAAATTTTTGAATCTCCACAAATGATGTATATGATGATTGCGGCAACACTATTTGCTGAATACCCTAAGGAAACAAGGCTATCATATGTAAGGAGATATTACGATGCGACCTCACTTTTTAAAATCAACATCCCCACCCCTGTTATGGCAGGTGTACGAACTCCTCTTCGTCAGTTTGCTTCTTGTGTTCTTGTTGACAGCGATGATACTCTCAATTCCATTTTTAGCAGTGATATGGCTATTGGACGTTATACTGCCCAAAGAGCAGGTATTGGAATCAACGCAGGAAGAATTAGAGCGATCAATTCGAAGATCAGAGGAGGCGAAGTTGCACATACGGGAGTAGTTCCGTTCCTAAAGAAGTTTGAATCAACTGTAAGATGTTGTACACAGAACGGAGTGCGTGGCGGTAATGCAACTACCCACTTCCCTATTTGGCATTATGAAATTGAAGATATTCTAGTGCTAAAAAATAACAAAGGTACAGAAGATAACCGTGTACGTAGATTAGATTATTCAATTCAACTTAACAAATTAATGTACGAAAGGTTATTGTCCGACGGCGATATTACTCTTTTCTCGCCACATGAAGTACCTGATTTGTACGAAGCATTTTTTGCAGACCAAGACAAGTTTAAAGAACTATACGAAAAGTATGAGCGTAAAACATCACTTCGCAAAAAGAAGATTTCAGCAATGGATTTATTTTCTGCATTGATTAAAGAACGTGCAGAAACAGGACGTATCTACATCATGAATGTCGACCATGCTAACACACATAGTTCATTTAAAGACACAGTTTACATGAGTAACCTATGTCAAGAAATTACACTACCAACCAAACCTTTACAGCATATTGATGACAAGGAAGGTGAAATTGCATTATGTATTCTTAGTGCTATTAACGTTGGTGTATTGAAAAATTTAGATGACTTAGAAGACCTATGTGATCTTGCTGTACGTTCACTAGATGAAATTATTGACTATCAACGTTATCCAGTAGAAGCGGCTGAAAAATCTACTAAAGCAAGACGTTCATTAGGTATTGGATACATTGGATTAGCACATTACCTTGCAAAGAATCAAGTTAAATATAGTGACAAAAAAGCACTAACTAAAGTACACGAGTTAACAGAAGCATTTCAATATTACTTGCTTCATGCTTCGGCAACACTTGCTAAAGAAAAAGGTCAGTGTGAGTATTTTGAAAGAACAAAGTATGCAGACGGCTTACTTCCAATTGATCATTATAAGAAAGATTTAGACGAGGTATGTAATATTACATTAAAATATGATTGGGAAGATCTTAGAAGATATATTAAGGAACACGGATTACGGCACTCAACGTTGTCCGCACAGATGCCTTCAGAGAGCAGTTCCATTGTGTCGAACGCAACAAATGGCATCGAGCCACCTAGAGGTTACTTGTCCGTTAAGAAGTCAAAGAAAGGGCCTCTTAAGCAGATTGTTCCGCAGTACCAAACTCTAAAAAACTATTACACATTGCTTTGGGATATGCCAAGCAACGAAGGTTATATTAATGTTGTTGCTGTTATGCAAAAGTTCTTTGATCAAGCAATTAGTGGTAATTGGTCATACAATCCAACACACTTTGAGAACAATGAAGTTCCTATGAGTGTTATGTTACAAGATATGCTAACCACATATAAACTAGGTTGGAAAACAAGTTACTACCAAAACACTTACGACTTTAAAACTGATCCAAGTGAGATTGAAGAAGAGCCAAGAGTTGAAGGTACACCAAATGGTTTTGAACCAGAACTTCAGGTTAATGGAGATTTGGACGAAGAGCATTGCGAAAGTTGTACAATTTAGGTTGACAAAAATTAATTCTCAAGTATAATAAGATAACTATAATACTTGGGTTATGAAAGAGGTATAAAGGAAAATGGCAAAAACTGTCTTTAATAAAGATAAAGTAGACTTCACAAAACAGAATATGTTTTTTGGAGCAGATCAGAATACACAACGATATGATGTATTCAAGTTCCCTGTGTTTGATAAATTAAATCAAACCATGCTTGGATATTTCTGGAGACCAGAAGAAGTAAGTCTACAAAAAGACAGAGCAGATTATGCTAATTTCCGTCCAGAGCAAAAACATATTTTTACTTCTAACCTAAAGTATCAAACACTATTAGATAGTGTACAGGGTCGCGGACCTTGTTTGGCTTTCTTGCCTTATTGTTCACTACCTGAACTAGAAGGCTGTATTGTTACTTGGGACTTCTTTGAAACTATTCACTCACGTTCTTATACACACATTATGAAAAACGTGTATCCAGATCCAAGTGAAGTATTAGACAAAATTTTAGACGATAAAGAAATTATTAAAAGAGCAACTTCTGTAACTAAAAACTATGATAGTTTTACAGAAACTGCTGAACAGTACTTCCATCATAAGAAAGGAACACTACAAGATGTTAAAAAGCAAATGTTCCTTGCTATGATGAATGTTAATATTTTAGAAGGACTACGTTTCTATGTTTCATTTGCTTGTACGTTTGCGTTTGGTGAATTGAAACTAATGGAAGGTTCTGCTAAAATTATTTCACTTATTGCTCGTGACGAAGCACAACATTTAGCACTTAGTTCTCACGTTATTAAAAACTGGCTACGTGGTGATGACGATGCCGAAATGGCAAAGATCGCAAAATCATGTACAGACGAAGTTTATGATATGTGGCGTAATTGTGTAGAAGAAGAAAAAGCATGGGCAAAACACTTGATGAAGGACGGATCAATTATTGGACTTAACGAAAGATTGTTAGGTGACTACGTCGAGTACATCGCAAATAGAAGATTAAAGGCTTTAGGTTACGATCCTATTTTTGACGCATCATCAACTCAGAACCCGCTACCATGGACCCAGCACTGGTTAAGTAGTAGTGGATTGCAAGTTGCTCCACAGGAAACAGAAGTTGAAAGTTATATTGTTGGAGGCATCAAGCAAGACGTTAATAAAGAATCACTTAAAGGATTTAAACTATGAGCAGAACAGTAGTATACTCAAAACCAATGTGTCCTTATTGCGACAAAGCAAAGGCAGTATTGAAAAACTTAGATGTAAAATTTGAAACAATTCAAGTTGGTACTGACATTTCAGTACAGAAACTTACAGAAGAATTTGAAGTAAATGGCTTACCACAACCAAGGTCAGTACCACAGATTATTCTACAAGGAAAATATATTGGCGGCTATCAAGAGTTAGTCAAATATATCGAAGATACAGGATTTAACGGAACAGGACATACAATATAATGTTAATCGAAGCACCATACAAAGTTGGAGATATTATTACTATTAAAATGGTATCTGGAGAAGAGTTAGTTGGTAAACTTGAAGAAGAAAACGATCAGCATATTAAAGTTAAAACACCGTTGACTCTTGTTGCTAGTCAGCAAGGCATTGGCTTACAGCCATTCTTGTTTACTGCTGAACTAGAAAAGTCATATCGTATTAAACAATCTGCTATCACGTTAGTTACAATTACCAAAAAAGAATTTGCTGACGGATACTCACAGCAGATGAGTGGCTTAGTAACTGCACCAGCAGGACTAGGCGATATGTTAAAAACCAAATAAAACAATTTCACCATTTTAGACATCGTAACGCCAGATCTGCGAGTATGATTTTAATATGGCGATAATTATAATAGACAAGGAGAAAATTATGTCTTCAATTCATGAACAAATCGTAGCCGAATATGAGGCTTACTTAAAAGAAGCAGAAGCGTTTGATTCAAAAAACGTGAAAGCCGCGGCGGCAAGAGCAAGAAAAGCACTAGGTAATATTGGTAAACTTGCGAAGTCTAGACGTGCTGAAATTCAAGAGCGTAAGAACGCACTTTAATTCAATCTTTATTAATTGTAGTTACTGCACAGGCTCGTCCTGTGCCGTATCTACGCATTTAAATGTCCAGCATAGAGCATAAATACTTTGTTAAATAATTTAACAGAGAATTAGGAATATATAAATGGCAGAACGACATACTGGTAAACTTAAATGGTTTGACTCGAAGAAGGGTTATGGCTTTATAACACCTGTCGAAGGTGGTCAGGACGTTTTTGTTCATATCAGTGCCTTTAACGATGCTCATATAACAGCAATTCAAAATAAGATGATGCTTGAGTATGAACTTGTTGACAATAGAGGCAGAATGATTGCAGGCAATTTAACTCGCCCTGAAAACTTTAATAAGTAATTTTATCTAAAATCACAATCTATATTATGAAAAGGAACTGGGTTTCCATTTTGATCCATAACTATCTCGCCATCAACTGCTCCTGCAAGTAAATTACGACCACCAGTAAATACAAACCTAATTGGTTTAACTTCTACATCATTAATATATCTTTTGTAATTGTGTGATTTTACACCTTTTATTTTTTTAACCGCCATTAACGTCCTTGTCCCACATTAAACTTATGATTACGTTTTTTGTGTTTGTTCATAGAACTCATTTTACATGATTTACGTCTAGAACTTTGACTTGTTTTCTTTGGAGTTCTTACGTGTTTTACGTATGATTTTGCTAACTTCGCCATAACATTAATCCTTTCGCATTGTTAGAATTATGGTTTGAAATATATTTTACTTATCCAAAATTTAAAAAAGTAGCACTTAATGAAGTCATATCGGTTGACAAGTGCGTTAAAATGTAGTTAAATAAGTATTGTAACGATGAAGCCAATCGAACACAGGCAGGACGGGGGTTCAATTCCCCCCACCTCCACCATTCACTTAAAACACATTCACAGAGTGTGCTTTGAGGGGGTGATCGGGATCGACTGATGTACTAGAGAACGTGGAGTTACCGGTAGGCGATGACCGTAAATCAAGCAAACGTTATAGATGCAAACGATAAAGCATTGGACAACGTTTCTTTTGTAAACTTCGGTGAGCAAAAAGACGTTCGTCTTTCTGAGGATTTTGCCCTAGCGGCATAATCACTCGGGGGTGGCAACTTCCCTAGCAACAGAAAAGTTGCACTTTTTAATTATCAAAGGTGACAGCAATGATACGAAATCCAATACAGACCGGTGAAAATTCTTGGACTGTTCAAGTTCAAGAAGATGGCAAGACAAAAGAATTATATTTAGAACTCCCCCCAGAAGCATTAGCCCAAGTAGGTTGGGACATTGGCGATACACTTATCTGGGAAGAATTAGACAATGGTAATTGGAGCCTAAAGAAAAAAGACGATGTTTAAATCTGATGTAAAATATACAAATAGATATAGTGATTCTTATACTTGGACAAAAGTATCAGAAAGCACATATGAATTTACTATGGAAGGCGATAGTTTGAAATACTGCCGTTATGGTGGACGAGAAGGTGTTGAAGGTATAGACACTTTAGACTTAGGAATGTTTGATCCAAGTGGTGGACCATTTGTAGCATTAGGAATGGAAATTGATGGTAGAAAAATTAAGAAGTTGTACGCTACTGAAAATGGCTTTGGAGCAGAGATAGAATGAAACTAGAACCAGAACAAGGTATATCCCCAGATACTTGGGTAGTATTAGAAATCAAACACAACGGCGAACAGTTTCAAAAAATTCTCGCAGG